TGCTGGCGATCCGCTGCGGGATCCACGACCTGAGACGATCGTTCCGGTGCCCGTCACCGGCGCACGACGACCGGGACCCCTCGGCGCACTACTACCCGAACGACCACAGCGTGCACTGCTTCGGGTGCGGAAAGACCTGGGACGCGTTCAGCCTGATTGGCGAGCTCGACGGGATCGAGGGCTTCGCGGAGCAGGCAAGGGCTGTGGCCGGGATCGTCGGGTACCACCTCAGCGAGGACGGCCAGGTCAGGAGGCCCCACAGGCGCAGGTACGAGAAGCGCAAGCCCCGGCCCCTCTTCGACGAGCCCCGCGTCGCGGGCGGCGACGACTGCGCGGACGCGTGCGACCACGCCTTCGAGGCGCTCTACGAGGCCGGCAACGAGGTCGGGCGCCGGTACCTCCGCTGGCGGGGCCTCGACGACCAGGACATCATGGCGCACGGGCTCGGGTTCACACGCGTGCCGAAGGACATCATGCCCGCCTTCAAGGTGTGGGAGCCGGAGGCGCTGGGGTTCGTCACGATACCGTTCTGGGACGCGACCTACGAGCACGCCAACTACTGCATGGTGCGCACCATCTCGCGCGGGAAGGTCAGGAACAAGGAGTGGAGGCCGGCCGGCATCGCGACGCCGCTCTGGTGCGAGTGGAAGCTCTCGGCATCGCTCGACGTGCTCTACGTGGCCGAGGGGCTCATAGACGCGATCGCGCTGCAGAAGATCGTCGGCGGCGACGTGATGGCGCTCGGCGGCGTGTCCAACGCCAAGCGCCTGGCCCAGGTGCTCTACCGCGTGCCCGTGGAGGCGCGGCCCCGCACGGTGGTCGTCTGCATGGACGAGGACGGCGAGGGGCGCAAGGCGAGCGACAGGATCTGCGCCGACCTCGACGCCCTCAAGGTGGCCCATGCCGTCATGCCGCCCTACCCGGGAGGCGCCAAGGACGCGGACGAGTGGCTCATGAACGGGCGCGACAGCGACTGGACGTACGAGAGGTACGGGGACGCCGTCGGCATCGAGCTCTACCGGACGAGGTGGCTGGCATGACCATAGTGAACGACGAGTACAGGAACGAGCTGGAGGCCGCCATCGGGGCGGCCTCCGTCGTATCCGAGGAAGTTGCGGCAACTTCGGACGGGCGCGAATCCCACCTGCCGCCCTTCGAGCGGGCGATCGTGGTGCCCGAGGAGCTGCCGGAGATGCCCGCCGAGATCATCGAGGGCGTGCTGCTGGAGACGCACAAGATGCTGCTCACGGGGCCCAGCAAGGCCGGCAAGACGTGGTGCCTCATCAACCTCGCCGTGAGCGTGGCCACGGGCGGCTGGTGGGTCGACTTCCGCTGCGCCCAGCGCAAGGTGCTCTACGTCGACCTGGAGACCGACCACCGCACGCTGCAGAAGCGCATCTCCACCGTGGCGCGCGCCAAGCAGGCGGACGCCGCCACCGTGCGCGAGAACCTTGCCGTGTGGCCCCTGCGCGGCAGGTCGTGCGGCCTGGATGAGATAGCCTGGGAGCTCTTCTCCCGCTGCGGGGCGGGCGACTTCGGCATGGTGATCATCGACCCTGCCTACATGGTGCAGGACGGGGACGAGAACAACGCCAAGGACATCCGCGAGTTCTTCGCCAGGCTCGACGAGATCTGCGTGCGCCTGCAGTGCACGGTCGTGATCAGCCACCACCACAGCAAGGGCGCCCAGGGGCTCAAGAGCTCCATCGACCGGGGATCTGGCTCGGGCGTGTTCGGTCGCGCGCCCGACGCGGTGCTCGACATGACCGAGCTCGTGCTCGAGGCGTCCACGCTCGAGGCGGCGCGCGAGTCGAACGCGCTGCGCGAGGTCAAGCACCTGACCGGCTGGCGCATGAGCTTCACGCTGCGCGAGTTCGCCTACCGGGAGCCTCTGGACCTCTGGCTCACCTTCCCGCTCCACATCACCGACGCAACCGGGCTCCTGGCCGACTGCAAACCGAACTACGGCGGCGTGAGCGAGGCGAGGAAGGTCAAGGCGGAGGCGGAGAACCTGGGCAAGGTCGCCTCGATGGACGCCGTCTGCGAGCGCCTGATCAGGGACCGCGAGTTCGCCTTCCGCGACGAGGTGCAGCAGGCGCTCCACTGGAGCCAGCCCACCGTGAACCGCTGGGTGGACCAGTCCTCCCGGTTCATGCGGTCCATCGACCCGAGGAGCCAGCGCGCGACGATCGTGCGCAGGCCCAAGGAAGTTGGGGCAACCTCGGGCTTTGGTGGGGGCGGCGCCTCTGCCGTGGCCAAGAACGATGGTGCAACCTCGGGCCTTTCCGACCCCGCCGCGAGCAAGGGAGAGGGGGTCCAGCGTGAGCTTCCCATCGACTCGTGAGGCCCCCAAAAAGCCCCGATTTTGCCTTTTGGAATCCCCCCAAAAACGCCCTTTATATATAAAGGTTTTTGGGGAGGGGGATGTGTGTCGGGGCGGAGGGTCCCCGACAACACACCCCCGCACCCTTCCCGTGGGGCTTGGGGGGACGAACGCCTTTGGACCCGGGCGGCGGTCGCCATGGTGAGGCGCGCGGGAGACGAGTGGAGCATGCGCGAGGTCGAGCTGATGCGCGAGCTCGGGCACCTGGGCGCCTACGAAGTGCAGCGGGCGCTCCTGGCGGAGTGTGGAACCAATCGCACGATCCGCTCGATCCAGATCCAGGCGAGCAGGTTCCACGTGAGCCTCAAGGTGCGGCCCGTGTGCCCTGAGTGCGGAGTTGTGGGCGTGAGGCTCAACCGCCAGAGCGGGATGTGCCCCGCCTGCACCGAGCGCATGCACCTGGCCGAGGAGGTCGCCTTCAACGAGGTGCTGCAGCGCGAGCGCGAGGAGAAGGCAAGCGAGGCCGAGGTCGAGGAGATCGCGCGCGAGCGGGCGGCCATGAGGAAGAGGAACAGCCGCCTGTGCAGCAAGTACGGGCTCAAGACCAGGCGGCAGAGGAAGGGCTAACGGGCGGAGACCTGCCTGCCGACGAACCACTCGGCGGGCAGGTCCCTGCCTTCGAGGGAGAGCCCGATTATTGGCCTCGCGCTGCTGGGGTCATCCCAGCGGATGTGCATGGGGATGACCTTGAAGACCTCGCCGCCGATGGCGCAGCGGAGGCGGAGGCCATCCGGGTATTCGTCAAGCTCGGCCAGGCATACCCTCCCACGGCCTTCGATCTCCATGACGTCTGCCTCGACGATAAGCGCCATCCTGTACGCCTCCTTCCGCACATCACCCATTCTATCCCCGAGTTTGTGACGCGTTGGCATGATGCAGCCTGAGGAGGTGGCTGACATGCCCGCAAAGTTGAAGCTCACGCGAAAGCTCGTGGACCAGATCGTGGAACTGAAGAGGGACGGCTTGTGCGACGCCGACATCATCGCGGCGATCGGCGTGAACCAGTCCACGTTCTACCGCTGGCTCAAGGACGGCGAGGACGCGAAGTCCGGGGTGAAGCGCGCGTTATACACAGAATTAAAAAAGGCCGAGTCCGAGTACAAGAGGTCCCTGCTCACGACCATCAAGAGCGCGGCGATGAGCCGGGCGCAGTACTGGACGGCGGCCGCCTGGCTGCTCGAGCGCAAGTACCCGATGGAGTACGGCAAGATGGAGCGCAAGGCGGAGGAGTCCGACAACGCGCCCGTGCAGCTCACGCTCGGCCTGGTGATCGAGCCCATGGCCGACGACGGTGACGACCGATGACCACGGTCAGCGACTACGTGATCCCGCGCTTCCACCCGGTGCTGGGCGACGTGATGGCCCACGGCCACACGCACTACTGGCTGCCGGGCGGGCGCGGGAGCACGAAGAGCTCGTTCATCTCCATAGCCATCGTCCTTCTCGTCATCGCCAACCCGAAGGCAAACGCGGTGGTGGTGAGGCTCTTCTCCAACACGCTGCGCGACTCGGTGTACCAGCAGATCCAGTGGGCGATCGAGGTGCTGGGGCTGGAGGGCGTGTTCAGATGCAGGGTTTCTCCCATGGAGATCACCTACACCCCTACCGGGCAGCGCATCGTGTTCCGCGGTGCGGACGATCCTCTCAAGCTCAAGGGCGTGAAGTTCACCAAGGGATATTGCAGCGTCGTGTGGTTCGAGGAGCTGGACCAGTTCGAGGGCATCGAGACGGTCCGCTCCATCCTCAACTCCTTGCGCCGCGGTGGGGACAGGTTCTGGATCTTCTACTCGTACAATCCCCCGAAGACGATGTGGTCGTGGGTCAACGTGGAACGCCTGGAGCGCCTGCATCGCGCGGATACCCTCGTCCGTGGCTCTTCTTACCTCGACGTGATCGAGACGCACCCCGACTGGCTGGGAGCGCCGTTCGTGGAGGAGGCCGAGTACCTGAGGGACACGAACGAGAAGGCCTGGCGCTGGGAGTACCTGGGCGAGATAACCGGCACGGGCGGCGCGGTGTTTGACAACGTGCACGAGGCGACCTTGTCTGACGGGCGCATACGCGGGATCGAGCGCATCCGCAACGGCGTGGACTGGGGCTGGTTCCCGGACCCCTGGCGGTTCGTGCGCTGCGGTTGGGAGCCCGAGGCCAGGCGGCTGCTCGTCTTCGAGGAGCACTCGGCGAACAAGACCATGCCCATCGACACGGGCAAGATCGTGGTTGACTCCCTCACTTACCCTGATGAGGCCGGCGGCGAGGCGTACTTCCACGACCAGATGATCTGGTGCGACGACACGCCCGACAGCAAGGTGCAGATGAACGTGTGGCGGCGCGAGCTCGGGCTGCGGGTGCACGCGGCACGCAAGGCCAGGATGCGACGCCTCTCCTATGACTGGCTGGCGGGGCTGCGGGAGATAGTGATCGATTCCGAAAGATGCCCTTTGACCTTCTCCGAATTCACCTTGAAGGAGTTCGAGAGGGACAAGGAGGGCAACTGGATAGACGACATCCCAGACGGGAACGACCACTCGATTGACGCTGTGCGCTATGCGATGCTCGATGACATCCTGCGAGGGTGAGCGGGGCTCGGGCGCACAAACGGGAATTTGTCGCTTTTCCAGTCCAAGAAATCGCAGTGTTTTTTATCATTGAGTCCGGTACTCAGACAAGAATATACCCTCTGAATCCGCGCACAGAATAGTAGGAAT